ACCTTACATGGATATCTGTAAGAAGGTTGTCCCTATTGGTCGTGTCAAGTGGATTGAAGGCAGTAAGCAGTCCAGTACAGATGACTTCGCTTGGTTCCTGTTCGACGCTTCTCACGTAGCTTACACAAGATTGTACCCTAGAAAATGACTAAAGAAGAAATCCTAAAGATCATTGAAGAACACGGCTTCGTCAATATCCTGAAAGAAAACAACCTAACTTTGTGGAAAGTCCTTGATGTGCTAGACACACTAGGCTATGTGTACTTGGAGAGATACAAGGATGATTATTGATGGGTGAATTACCTTTGCTTGGTGTACTTGGGCTAATCTTTATTACCCTTAAACTGACAAACTTTATCGCTTGGTCTTGGTGGTGGGTTCTGTCCCCTTTTTGGTTGCCGTTCTTGCTTATCTTGCTTGGGGCAACTCTTTACACTATCTTTATCGAAGGGCGTAAGTGATGCCTAAGTGGGAACTCAAGTCAGAGTTTGATAGCTTCCAAGACGAGTGCAAGAAGACTGCCATCTACCCAAAGGACACTGGACTACTGTATGTTACACTAGGACTAATGAACGAGTGTGGTGAGTTTGGTGGTCATATCAAGAAGATGATCCGAGACAGCAAGATTGACGACAAGGCTGCTGCCAAAGAGCTTGGGGATTGTTTGTGGTATCTGGCTATGTGTGCAGAAGAGCTTGGGTATGACCTAAGTGAGATTGCCACTATGGTTACTGCAAAGCTTAAGGATCGTGCTGCCCGTGGTGTTCTTAAGGGTTCTGGCGATGACCGTTGAAGAACTCATAGAAAGACTGGATAAGATCAGGGATAAGAGTGTTCCTGTAGTTCTTGTCGAATGGTCTAAGCAAACACCACTAACCTGTAAATGTGACTTGACACCAAACCGTCTTGTGGTACAAGCACACCGTCTAGCCATCATTGTTGAATAAGAGAAAGAATAAATGAGCAACTATCTTCCTACTGACTACTCCGCGTTTATCGCAACATCACGCTATGCCCGTTGGATCGACACAGAGAATCGTCGTGAGACTTGGGGTGAGACTGTTAGCCGTTACATTGAGAATGTAGTGGCAAAGACCCTCGCTAGTATCGATGATGCCAGCAACACACACTACGAGATTGAACAGGCTATCCTCAATCTTGAAGTCATGCCTTCTATGCGTACCATGATGACCGCTGGGCCTGCCCTTGAGCGTGACAACACAGCAGGCTACAACTGTTCCTACATGCCTGTAGACGACCCTAAGTCCTTTGACGAGGCTATGTTCATCCTGCTCTGTGGTACAGGTGTAGGGTTCTCTGTTGAGCGCCAGTATATCAGTAAGCTACCTGATGTACCTGAGCAGATGTTCAAGAGTGATACTATCATCGGCGTCAAGGATAGCAAAGAGGGTTGGGCTAAGGCTCTACGTCAGCTTATCAGCTTGCTCTATGCTGGTGAAATTCCTAGCTGGGATACTTCTAAGGTTCGTCCTGCTGGTGCTAAACTCAAGACCTTTGGTGGTCGTGCATCAGGTCCTGCCCCTCTGGTCGAACTGTTTAACTTCACTATCAACACCTTTGTTGCAGCTAAGGGACGTAAGCTTTCCTCTATTGAATGCCACGACCTGATGTGTAAGATCGGTGAGGTTGTGGTTGTTGGTGGTGTACGTCGATCAGCTATGATCAGCTTGTCTAACCTCTCTGATGACCGTATGCGTCATGCTAAGAGTGGTCAATGGTGGGAGAACAATGGTCAACGCTCTCTGGCTAATAACTCTGTAGCCTATACTGAGAAGCCTGACATGGAAACCTTCATGCGGGAGTGGTTGTCTCTAGTCCAGAGTAAGTCAGGTGAACGTGGTGTCTTCTCTCGTCCAGCCAGTAAGAAGCAAGCCATCAAGAATGGTCGTCGTGATCCTAACTATGAGTTTGGTACCAATCCGTAAGCGTCTATGTGCGGATTTAAAACCCCTTCTGATTGACTTGGAAGTCTGTAGCAAGACGACAGGGCGCAAGCGTAATGGCAGCGTGAGAGACTAAGTGAAGGGGACACTACGATGATTGTCTATTGGATTAGAGAGAAACAACACACAGATATCTACACCGAAGGTTATGTTGGCATAACTAAGAAAGCTTTGAAAGAGCGTGTTCGTGAGCACAAAAAGAACAAAGGTAATAGTGTTGTTGCAGGAAAACTGCGTAAGCACGATAACCTTGTTTGGTCTGTTGTGAACGAAGTACAAACTCTTGAGGAAGCCCTTACACTCGAAGGCATCTACCGACCATCTCAAAACATTGGTTGGAACTTGCAAAAGGGTGGTGAGATTGGTGTTGAATCTGATTGGTACTCTATTCCTGAAAACAGTCTAAAACACAGCAAGAAAACGTCTGAAGCAACTAGACGTGGGATTGCCACCAAAGATACAACAGAAGCCCGATCTGAACGGGCCAAGCTTAATCATAAGAATAAACCAGAAAGCTACAAAGACATTGCTAAGGGTGAAAAGAACCCAAAAGCAATCTTGACTGAGGCTGATGTTATTATGATCAAGTATGAGATGTTTCCGAAGGGTCTAAAGAACCCCGAGATTGCATCTATATTTGGTGTGAAACCTTATGTTATCAGTTTCATCAGGACTGGTAAAAACTGGAAATATGTGTAGTGTATGCGATAGTCCAGCGCACAAGCGGGTATGCTAATGTAACCCCGTGGTGTGAGGCAGTGAAATTATTCTTCGACCGTATCAATTCTGTAATTTGACGGAGGTCGTTGTTCGTGCAACAGACACCCTCGAAACACTCGAAAGGAAAGTAAAACTAGCTACAATCCTTGGCACTATCCAGTCTACCTATACCCACTTCCCTTACCTGCGTAAGGTCTGGAAAGATAACACGGAGGCAGAACGTCTTTTGGGTGTCTCGTTGACGGGCATTATGGATAGCCCTTTGCTGAACGGAAAGATTGACAAAGATGCAGGTGTTTCTTTCTACCACACTAATGACGAAAGTATGACTCTCTCTCAAGTCTTGGAGCATCTAAAGAATGTCGCTATTGCTACTAACACTGAGTGGGCTGAATGCCTTGGTATCCCTACAAGTGCTGCTATCACATGTGTCAAACCGAGTGGAACAGTCTCGCAACTTGTTGACAGCGCTAGTGGTATTCATGCTCGTCACTCAGCCTATTATATTCGCACTGTACGTGGTGATAACAAAGACCCCTTGACACAGTTTATGAAGGATCAAGGCATCCCGAGTGAACCTGATGTGATGAAGCCTGATGCTACTACTGTCTTTAGTTTCCCTATGAAGTCTCCTGTAGGTGCAGTAACTCGTAACGATATGACTGCTATTGAACAGTTGGAATTGTGGTTGACTTATCAGCGTCATTGGTGTGAACATAAGCCTTCTGTGACAATTACTGTACGTGATAATGAGTGGATGGAAGTTGGTGCTTGGGTCTTTAAGTACTTTGATGAAGTGTCTGGTGTGTCTTTCTTGCCACACTCTGATCACAGCTATCAGCAAGCACCCTACCAAGAGTGTAGCGAACGGGAGTATCTGGATGCTCTGGCCATTATGCCCGCTCGTATTGATTGGTCTAAGCTAAGTGAGTATGAGACAGAAGACACTTCTAAAGGTACAAGCACTTTTGCTTGCTCTGGCGGAAGCTGCGAGATTGTGGATTTGGTTTAATGTTCTACATCTTAAGCCGTGATGATTGCTCTTGGTGTGACAAAGCCATGGAAGCACTTGACAACAGGGGAGAGCCTTACGAGGCTTTCCTCTACACTGAACACCCTATGATTGGTAAACTCATGGGTAAGGCAGGACTAAAGACTGTTCCTCAAATTTGGTATAACAACCAATACATCGGTGGCTACGAAGACATGATGAAAATCTTCAATTAGAGTGAGTACCCTAAATGGCACGACATAAGCATAAACCTACTCATACGGAAAGACCAGCACGTCCCGAACGCTCTAACTTCAGTAGGGCGGAAGTGGAGGCTGAGACACGCATCATTACGATTAGACCAAAGAACGACAACCAAGCGGACATGATAAGCTACATGCGTACACATAACCAAGTCATTGTGATTGGCTACGCAGGTACTGGCAAGACCTATCTCGCTGCCACTGAAGCGGCTAATATGTACACCCAACGTAAGGTAAAACGAATTGTTATCCTGCGTCCTGCTGTAGCTGTAGGCAAAGACCCCGGAGCATTGCCCGGAGATTTGGCTGAGAAGAATGCCCCATGGGCTGCACCTGTGTTAGATGTGCTAATTGCTCAACTGGGGCACGGAGTAGTTGCATCAGGACTGCGTAATGGGAATATACTAGCTCAGCCAATTGCTACAGCACGTGGCAAAACGTTGTCTGATGCTTTCATTATTGTAGACGAGGCTCAGAATCTAACCATTGAAGAGCTTAAGCTTCTCACTACTCGTGTAGGTGAAAACTCTCGTATTGTGATCAATGGGGATATTAAACAAACTGATCTAGTGGGAAAAACTAAAAGTGGACTAGCTAAGTGTGTAGAAATGGCTAAGAAGTACAATATGAACATCCCCATTATTGACTTCGGCATTGATGATATTGTTCGTAGTGAGATTTGCAAACAATGGATTATTGCGTTTGATGCGGAAGGACTCTGAATGACAGACATGGTAAACAGCCCTGCCCACTACTCAAATGGGGGTATTGAATGTATCGAATACCTTAAGGACAACCTCTCGTGGGAAGGCTACACAGGCTACCTAGAAGGGAACTGTAAGAAGTATTTGCACAGATGGCGCTACAAGGCAAAGCCCCTTGAAGACCTCCACAAGGCACGTTGGTACTTGGACCGACTAATCTCAGAACTAAAAGGACCAGAGGAATGCTAACACTAATCTTCCTTGTTTGTAGCCCCCTCAGTGGGGAGTGCTATTCTACTACTTCAACAGTTGTTTATACCACTGAGGAATCTTGCCAACAAGACGCTCTGGCAATCCTTAATCGTGTAGCTACACAGCAGAAGGAAAATAACCTGCCTATTGAGCAAGCCATCTACAAGTGCGTCTCTTGGGGAACACCTGTATGATCCTCTCTTTGTTTATACTCTTCCTTGTAGTCTGGGCTATCTGGGCTATGGCTGACGAGTAAGCTACAACCTACCCAAAAGCTACTTTACAAACGAAAAAGCCCCCTAGAGCTAGGACAAACGTTCCTGACTCTAGGGGGCTTTTTTATTTATTCTAGGTTGTTGTGCTTGTAGATGTCTAGGATGTCTCGCTTAACTTCCTTTAGATCAGTTTGAATATCCCGCATAATACTACGGTCTTCTTCTCTCCGTTCGTCCCTTGACCTGATTTCAGTCTGGAGGAGGGCAATCTGTTTCTCGTTTGTCAGTACCCTACGTACTAGCCAAGTTATACCAGAGAATACAGCAGCAACTGCACTCCCAATAATATACTCAAAATAATTCATCTCTTAAATAGCCCTCTTATAAATCTCGAGATTTCATTGGGTGATGGCAATAACCACCCAAGTATAAGAAGCAACATCATCCACAAGGGGGTTTGTTGAATGGTAACTTCTTTTATGTTTTCTGCAACTACAGGTGAGGATTGCTGAATAACATCCCTTCCTGCTTCAGTCTTAGTTTGGTTAGCTACAACTTGCTGTGTGTTCTCTTTTCCTGCTTGTGTGTTAGCAGCGATATTAGGGCCGCCACCTGTCAGTAGAGATAGAGGGCTACCACCACAACCCGCAAGAAGCAGAGATAGCGTGAGGGCCAGCATACGCATTCTCAGAGGCCTTTAAGACAGAGTGCAATCTTACTCTCAGCTCTACGGTTCTTTAGCCCTTGAACAGTCTTACCATCAGCCTTGATCCACCTGTCCAATTGCTGACAAGCTTCCTTGTACTTCCCTGCATTGGCTAGCTTCATCATGGTTGAGTTGCCTACAGATTCTACACCTACATTATAGGCTAGTTCTAGTAGGGAAGCTTGGACACCTACAGGGATGTTCTTGTTTGTCATATAGGGTTGCAGGTTCTTGTAATACTCCCCAACAGCCCTATTGAGCATAGCCAAACATTCTTCTTTGGTGTAGGTGTCCCCCATCCTAACACCCCGAGTCTCCCCATAGCAGACAGTTGGCACCCCAACAATATCCCGGTAGGCTGTAGTTTCTAACCCTTCCCACTTAGCAATGAATGGTGTAGTCGTAGCGATAACTGCCGCCGTAACCCCCATCACTAGCTTATTCCTGATAGACATTGTTAGGGTATCCTTTTTGTAGGGATTAGCTAAACTGATATAGCCATGGCTTGAAGGAAGAGTGTGTCCATTTGCTCAGGTGTATAACCCAAGAGCCAGCCAAGCTCATCCATAGTTGGACTTGTTCGTTGCCACTCTACAGCATTCTTAATGGCCTCACGCATAGCCCAAGGTGTCTCGGGGTCTTCTGCAAGGGCATCTAAGGCATTACAAGTGGCTTCTCCAAGAGTTATGCGCCCTTGGAGATGGGAACACTTCAAAACTCTCTCTTTTTCTATGAGTGTTGGACGACCATCTAGGATTTCAAAAGTGTCGCCCGTTAAAACGTTGTGGAACACACTCTCCGAAATCATGGTCTTCCACCGAAAACGGCAGCTTGAACTGCCGTGGTTTGTGAGATTAACCCCCGAATTTGGAAACCATTGCAAAGGGTAGGTACGGTTAGGGCAGTTCGCAAATCTCTTACTACTACCTCAGTAGCACCTACGAATATCCCTTGTGCCGATCTAGCGCCTGTGCGCAAGTTTACAAACACAGTGGACGTGTGGTAGAATCTGTCTTGCGCACCCGGACTATGGCTCAGTAGAGTTTGCGCTGTTCCCCATGTCGTACCATTATCAGCAGTGAACCTAATTTGCAAGCCTGTGTCAGCGGTACTGTTGATACTTAAGGCTGTAATATCCAACCTCAATTCCTCAAAGGCATCCAAACCTGTCAGACCCCCCCACGTTGTCGTAGTAGAAGTAAAATCTCCGAGAAACAGGCCACCCAAAGCACCCTTCTGCAACCGAGGCGCGGAAGTCGAACCCTCAGCAATAGCAATAGGGTTATCCCGCCACTTCTTAGCTAGTTCAGCAGTCAATGGTGCTGAGGGGTCAGTCTCTGCATCTGTGATAGTAATATAACTGGTCATGTCGGGGTTTCCTTACTCTCTTTAGATAAATACATAGGGGCCAGTTCCATCAGCAAAAACTAGGGTTGTGCCATCTACCATGAAGACCCCCGTATCTTTCTGTTCCTGTGTAGCAGAACCATAGACAGGACTACCATTAGGCATGATGTACCCGTAGCGACCTTCATAGATAAAGGCTTGTGCAGATATTTTCAGTTCATGCCCTGACCGGGTTTCTTCTTTACGATAAACTTGTAGAAGTCTCTGGACAGGTAAGCCAGCATCATCTGTAGCTACACGACTATCTAACCTCAACACATCAGTAAGACCCAAGGCCCTATCTTGACTATCAAGGGTGATTGTATAGTGTACAGGTGGTGTATTGAAGCGTTGCAGTAGCCGTAGAGCCTGAACCCTGACCACAGCGTCAGCACCATTGTTTAGCCACCTACAGAAGACCTCACGAACCTTAGTGTCGTTGTAGGCATTAGTCCCTTCTGCATCCGTATCTACAATAACCTGAATTTGGTTGTAGTTGGACTTATCCTTGTAATCCTTCATAGGATCACTCTGCTTTGTGTAGAAGTGGACTTGAGTGATACGATCTTCGTCTTGATCTTCTTGCTCAATCTTCTTGATGTTGTTGCGGTCACTAATATCGGTAATAACAGCATTACCAACTGGGTGGTTAGCTAGAACCTTTACCTTCTGATCAACATCATCCCACCAGATAGAAATACCCAAGTCAGCTAGTTCACCAAGCAATTGGGCTACACCAGTAGGTTTAGTGATCACAGTGTCCAAGACAACACTACTCATCCACTTAGTAATCTCTGGTTCCCATTCAGTTACCAGAGGGCAGAAGCTAGAGTTGACCTTAGCATAGTCTACAAGGAGGCTGTAGATTGTATCATCAATCCTAGCACCCTCTAGGTTAATTGCCTCTTGGAATGAATCCCCCAAAGAGTGTGTAGCTGCAATAGTCCCCTTGACACCCCTACCAGTTAGGGTAATAGTGTCTGATACTCGTGTATACGGAACAACCTCAGAACCAATACTAGCCATACCAGAGGTGGGGTACTCAGAACCAATACCAGCAGGTGTAAGGGCAAAGGTTGTACCTACAAGATCAATGTCTCTATCAAGTTTGCCACGAGAGGGTTTAGGTGCTAGAGCCTTCTTGTCATCAGCAAGGGCTAGAATGTCCTTACCTTCAATGGTGACTTTGCCACTGCTATCTGGACCCACAATGTTAGTGATGATGAAGTGTCTGGTTTGAACAATTGTCAGGACCCCATCATCAATAAACCCATCAATCACACGAAAGGGACGACCAGCATAGTAGGGCCAGCGGGCTTTAAGTCTGGTAAAGAAAGTACCAAACTCAACAGGGTTGTAGCCTATAGCAGAGAGTTGGGCTGCGCCACTAACACGCTGTGTCTGATACTTATCAAAACCCAGATCATCATCTACAAAGTCAGCCAACTTAACAGCTACAGTAGCCCTACGTCCAAAGGCAGACATACGAGGATCACTACCAGCGATATTCACAGTGCTAGAGAATGCAGATATGCCACGCTCTTCTAGGACAGGATAAGCCAACATGTCTTTAGGTAGGTTAGCCCGATTGTTTATGAAGGTTAGGGTTTTGACACTCTTGACATAAGCACTTTTGTACTGGCAAGTTGAATAGGTGTTGAAACACTTCTTAGTCCCTGTAGTACCTAGGGCAGCAAGACAAGGGCTTGAACCATAGGTTTGAGTGCAATAGTCTACATCAATCTCAACGTATTGGATTGGTTCTCTATTCGCCATAAGCGTCTACCTCCATAGTGACACTCATCCAACTACCGTTCTCATCAAATGTCGGGGTCATCAGAGAACTATCTGTCCTCCAAACATAACCTACATCCTTTGAGAAGATAGCAGGTCCAGCGGCCCATACAAAAGCCTTACCTGCATTGTAGTGAAGACGGAAGTCAGTCAGGTCAGTCTCAGCAAAATCACGGTCAAAAGAAACCAAGTTGATAGCTGTACGCCCACCTTGACGAAGCACCTTATTTCCAAGGAATTGCCCACCAAGAGTTGTAGCCGTGAGAAGTTCGTACTGCTGGGACAACCAGACAGGTGTGTAGGGTGCTTTTACTCCAGCCGGGAAGTTGAACCTTTGGGCCAAGATAGCTACACCAATATTAGGCACAGTCCCATTGCTGATAAGGATACGCCAATACCTAGCTGAGGTAGAAGTGAACATACCTAGAATAGTTGTATCATCTGTAGGTACAACAGTGCAACGGGTAGTCCAAGTGGTGTTATCTGTAGAAGACTGTAGAGCTACAGTATTACCGTTTGTCCCGCAGTTGTGGGCAACCACTGCAAAAGAATCTACAGCAGTTGCCACACCAAGGTCCACTTTGAGGTTAGCAGGAAGGGCAGTTGGTTTCCAAGACTTGTTAGTGTTCTCAGAAATTGCACTCTCTTTAGGGTAGCCCACTGCCTCTGTAGACGCACTTAAGGTTCCATCAAGGAACAGATTGTCAAACAAGACAGTGGGCAGACTATCATTGCTAGTCGGGGTGTTTGTGATAACAATAGTCATTTTACCTCGCTACGACAAACACCTTACCGCGCTTGTCATTCTCATCATAGAAAGCATCAAACAGGTTGATAAGAGCCTGTCCGCTGTATAGACCATCAGGATCAAGACTATCAATGAAGACAGTCTG